TCAGACGTCGAGCTGCGCGTCCGTGATGCCGAGCGCTGCGGCGATCTTCTCGCGCGTCGACTTGCGCAGCTTCTCGCTGCTTTCCTGTTGAGCGTAGGCGGACTGGCTGATGCCGAGCCGCGTCGCGACGTCGGCCTGCGTCAACCCGAGATATTCGCGCCACGCGCGCAGGGGCGTCGCCCCGTCGACCGTTGCGCTGACGACTGCATGCGGAATCAGGTCGCGCTCTTCGTCGCGCTGCGCCATGTATTCCGCGTAGGGGATCACCACAAAGGCCGGCGCTCCGTCCGGCCCGTTGATGATTTGGATGTTAGTACGTGCGTTCATCGCGTTTCTTTACCTCCTCGATTTCGACTACCTTGATCTGACCGTCCCAGTTGAATAGAACCCGGTAGTTGCCAACCCTGAGCCGGTAGCCGTATTCGTGATTCGTCAGGGATTTCACGTTCGGGCAGTTCGGCATCGCCTCCAAGGTGTCCACGCTGTCACGAATGGCCGTCTGGATTTGACGATCAAGCTTGCGCAGTTGCTTGAATGCTTTGGGGGTCCATTTGATCGAGTTCATGCAAAGAATTATAAGTTTTTATATAAGTTTTCACAAGCATTTTATAAGTTATTTTCGCGACGTGCGCGAGCGCCTTCGATACGGGTATTGGGGCTGGTATTCCTGCACGAACGCGTCGCATTGCGCGTTGGTCAGTCCGTCGAGCCCGGTCGCGCGGCCCCAGAAGGCGCAGCCCGACACAGCGATCGCACGGACATGCTCCGCTCCAGGTAGGAAGCACACGGCCGACCTGTCGCTGCCTGCGATGTATCCGCTCCAGTGCTCGCATGTCCAGCACGGTCGCGTCAGTTGCGGCGTGAATAGGCCGTGGCCTGATCGTTCCGTATCCATCACAAACACCTGTATATTTATACAGTGTAGCTGAGGGTAACGATTCCGGATACGGTGAAACAGACCGGGGCCACCAGACAAAAAAGGGGACAGGATGTGCACGAACTACTACGCGCCGGGCGACGATCCGGGCCTCAACGAACTCAAGATCGACAACTTCTTCGATCTGTACCGGTGGACGCCGTGGAAACCCGAGATCTATGAGGATTACGACGCGCCGATCGTCGGCAACGTCGACGGCGTGTTCAAGCCGCTGATCGCGGGCTTCGGCTTCTGGCCGCGCGCCGACCAGAAAGCAAAGCAAGAGGAAGATAAGAAGGCGGGGCGCCCGGTTCGGAAAATCCTGAGAACGATGAACGCTCGCGACGACAACCTTGGGAAGTCTCCGCTTTACGGCCCGGCGTGGCGCAAGGGCAGGCGTTGCTTGATTCCGGCGCGCTTCATCGTCGAGCCGTCGTATCCGGATGCACGCCAAGAAGCGAACGGCGACTGGGTGCTCGGGCCGTGCGTGTGGCAACGGATCGGCGTGGTCGATCGCCCGACGATGTGTGTCGCCGGCATCTGGCGCACGCTCACGAACCAGGACGGCACCGAACGCCATGTGATGTCGATGATCACGGTCAACGCCGACGGCCACCCGCTGATGTCGCGCATGCACAAGCCATTCGACGAAAAGCGCTCGGTCGTGATCCTGCGGCCGGACGATTGGGAAGAGTGGTTGACGACGTCGAACGTCGAAGCAGCACGCGCGATGCTGCAGCTCTACCCGGCCGACGAAATGACCGCCGAACCTGATCGGCCGGCGGAGTAGCTCGCACTATCGACGCGTTGCGCTACGTCACTGCGCCGGCGGCACGTAGGGGCGGAAGCGCACAACCTCGATCCCGATCCAGTCGTTCAGCTCCCGCAGCCGCGCTTTCAGCGGCTCGATCTCGAGGTCGTTGAACACCCCGGCCGCCTTCTCCACGTCACCGAACCCGCCGGCATTCGACGGGATGATCCCCATCAGTTGCGGCGGCACGCGGTGTGCCGCGAGTTGGTCCTCGACCGTCACCTTTTTGATGTTCCAGAACTCATCCTTCGCCGCGACTTCGCCGATCGGTAGGAGCTGGATGCCGTCCTTCTTCCCCTTCGGCGCATACATGAACAGGTTTCGGAAATTGCCCGGCCCCTTCGCGTTCTTCAGCGCCGAGCGCAGGTTATCGACATCCTCCTGCTTCTCGGCCGCGTCGGTCATGTACAGGATGAAGCCGGCGTGGCTTCCGTTCTTGTAGTAGCGCCGGCGAAACAGCGTCGCGCTTTCGTTCAGCCAGGTCGAGTTCAACGCCGACAGGTATTCCGGTAGCCCGTAGATCTCCTGGTTCAGGTCCGGCTCGTACAGGTGATAGACCGAGCCCTTCGGGAACTCGTACGGCTCGCGCACGTTCGTCACGAACCAGTATTGACCCGGCTCGACGCCGACCCGCGTGTACTTTGCGAGCGACGACTTCAGCGCCATCGGCGCGCCGAGCTGGTTCGTGCGCAGCTCGAGGTAGCTGTTCGCGAAGACCAGGTACTCGAGCACGTACCGGCTGAAGTCGGCGCGCGGCAGCAGCGGATGCTCGATGTACGACTGCACGAGGATGTTGCGCTTCACGTAGATGGCCGAGCTGTGGTGTGGCGCGGCCCGAAACGAGCGCGCTAGGCCGTCCAGTGGCAGCGGCGGCTCGTACCAATTCCCCATCCGCATGCACTCAACGTACTCGAGCAGCTCGCGCCGATCCATCACTTCGATCGGATCGCCGAACGAGAACACCTCCGTGCGCGGCGTCGGCGCGGCCGCGGCCCCGGCGGCCTGCTCGGCACGGCCATGCGTGCGGCGCTCGGCGCCGCGTCGATGCTTACTGCGTGACATCAAAAATCTCCATGAATCCGGTATTGGTGCTCGTCGCGCCCTCGAGCGGCTCGTTCGCGAGCGCGTGCATGCACGCCCAGGCCAGGTCGCCGTGGCTGGCCTCTTCGGATCGGCTCGCCTTGTACGTGACCTGCAGCCCGCTGGGCGTGATCGTTTTCTTGATCGCCATGAACGCGGCAGCGAGATCCTTCCAGCCCGTGTCGAACTCGAGCCGGCCTTTGCGGATCACGTTCTGCGCCTTCATCACGAGCGCGGTCTTGATCTCGACCGAGTAGTGGAACGGCGTCGCGGCCGGGAAAAACTTCGTGACGAGCTGATAGACGCCCTGCCCGATCCCGGTCGTGTCGATGCCGATGTAGGTCACGCGGTAGCGCCTAGTCAGTGACTCGATCTGCACGGCCTGAGCTTCGAAGTCCAGGCCATGCCACTGGAACCGCTCGAGCACGCGGAATTTCCCGCCGGGATACTTCGGCGGCGCCAGCACGACGCAGCCCGCGCTGTCGCCCGTGTGCGACGGGTCGTAACCGATCCACACCTCTTCGTCGCCGAACGGGCGCAGGTATAGCGGTTTGAAGTCGTCCCACACCTCCCAGGTGTCGACCATGCACGTCTGCAGTGTCGCCAGAGGGAAGACCGACAGCGAATCGTCGATGAATTGGCACAGCAGCAGGTTCGCGTATTCGTCCGCGCTGTATTCGAGCTTCAGGCGCTCGAGGTCGAACAGGTTGCAGCCGCCGCGAACGGCATCCTCGACGGTCACGATCTGCCGATACTGGCCGTCAGCGCATGCACGGCCGTCCGCGAGCGCCGCGTTCGAGATGTCGATCGAAACGCGCTGATCCTTCGGTCGGCCGCGGTTGAACAGCGCACCGGACCAGAACGGGTACGCGTCGTGCGCGAGGCTCGATGGTGTCGAAAAATACGTCTGTCGCCACTGCGAATGGATCGCCATGCCTGACGCGACCTTGCGCAGGTCCTGGAAGCGCGGCACCCAGAAGTATTCGTCGAAATACAGGTTGCCGTGGTAGCTCTGCGCAGTGCGCGCATTCGTGCCGAGGAAGTACAACGTCGCGCCGTTCGGCAGCACCATCGGGTCACCCTTCAGCTCCACGCCGACCGCATCCTTCGCGAACTGGACGATGTACTGGCGGAACACGTGCGCCTGCGCCTTGCTGGCCGACAGGAAGATCTGGTTGCGGCCCGTGTTCAGCGCATCGAGCAGCGCTTCGCGCGCGAAGTACCAGGTTGCGCCAATCTGCCGGCTCTTCAGGATGTTGCGAATCCGCTGTTTGAAGCCCGCTCGATACCAGGTGCGCTGATAGTCGAAGATCGATTCGAGGAACGCATCGTTCAGCTTCTCGATCTGCTCTTCGCTGAAGGCATTCCGGTCGTCGGAGCTGCGCGACCGGCGCGTTCCGCCAGCGCCCCCTGTTTCGCCCACCTTCGCGTCGTTCGCTGGGCGCTTACGCAGTCGATCCAACTGCCGCGTCAGCAGGTCGATATCTCTGCAGTCGCGCCCTTCCTTCTTCTCCTTCATCACGAGCCGGATCAACTGCGCTTCCATCGACAGTGCTACCCGTTCGACTGGCTCCGTTTCGTCCCATTGATCCCGACGCTTCCAGCTATAGAGCGTGGCCGGCTTCTCGCCAAGCATTTCGGCAATGCGCGCGATGCGATACCCCTGCCAGTACAGGTCGCGTGCGCGTCGGCGTGGATCAACGTCGGATGAATCGATGGGAAGTGCAGTCATGCAGCAAGGCTACCGACGCGCGCGCGAAGGCCCTACTTCATACAGTTGTATCGGTTGCGCGCACAACCAACATGCGTTGCGACTCCGGTTCGAACTGCCGACACTGGAATCCCTGAACACAGCCCCCTCTCAGCGGATTCGCACATGGCACAGGACGCAAAGAAGACGAAGTTTTTCTGCATCGCGACGGAAGGCGCGACCACCGACGGTCGAAATATCGATCGCAAGATGCTCGAGCAGATGGCGCGCAACTACGACCCGAAGAAGTACGGCGCCCGAATCAACATGGAACACATTCGCGGCTACACCCCGGATAGCACGTTCCGCGCATATGGCGACGTGGAAGCACTGAAGACCGACGAACTGGACGGGAAAATGCGCCTGCTTGCACAGCTCGATCCGACGAAAGACCTGATCGCAATGACCAACGATCAACGCCAGAAGGTCTATACGTCGATGGAGGTTGACCCCGACTTCGCTGGCACTGGTGAGGCGTACCTCGTCGGTCTCGCTGTCACCGACAACCCGGCAAGCCTCGGCACGGAAATGTTGAAGTTCAGTGCGAAGCACAACGCGTACGACTCCCGGAAGCAACGCCCGGAAAACCTCTTCAGCGCTGCGGTCGAAGCCGAGATCGAGTTCGAGGACGACGCACCGCGCGCCAGCGACGTCGCCAAGGCGCTGTTTTCGAAGGTGCGCGACCTGCTGAATCGCAAGGGAGCGACCGACGACCAACGCTTTTCCGACCTCTCGCAATCGGTCGTCGCGCTCGCGGAAAGCCAGAGCCAGGTGCTCGAGCAGCTCGAGAAATTCAACACGAACGTCGACGAGCTGAAGCGCGCGCAGAAGGACGGCGAGAAGCAACACAGCGAGCTGGTCCAGAAGCTTTCGCGCACCGACAGCAGCCCGCAACAGCGGCCGACGTCGACGGGCAGCGACAACGGGGCGCAGACCGACTGCTGACCCGCCCTCATCCCATTTCCCCAAGACGGAGAACCCATGCGGAACACTACCCGCGAGCAGTACAACCGGTATCTGACTCGCATCCAGGAACTGAACGGCATCAGCGATGCTACGAAGAAGTTTTCGGTCGCGCCGAGCGTGCAGCAAACGCTCGAAACCAAGATTCAGGAATCGAGCGCATTCCTCGGCCGAATCAACATCCACGGCGTCGAGGAAATGGAGGGCGAGAAGATCGGCCTCGGCGTATCCGGTCCGATCGCGAGCCGCACCGATACGACCAAGCGAGCGCGTGAAACGCGCGACGTCTCGGCACTCGACAACCAGAAATACCGTTGCGAGAAGACGAACTACGACACGCACCTCCGCTATCAGCAACTCGACGCGTGGGCGAAGTTCCCGGACTTCCAGGCGCGTCTGCGCGATTCCATCATCGTGCGTCAGGCACTCGATCGCATCATGATCGGCTGGAACGGCGTGAAGGTTGCGGACGATACCGATCTCGCCACGAATCCGCTGCTGCAGGACGTGAACATTGGTTGGCTGCAGCAATACCGCAACAACGCGAAGCAACGCGTGTTCGCGGGCGTGAAGATCGGCAAGGGCGAAGAATTCAAGAATCTCGACGCTGTCGTTTCGCTCGCGCGCAACGAGTTCCTCGACCCGTGGTACGCCGAAGACCCGAACCTCGTCGTGATCTGCGGCCGCGAGCTGCTCCAGGATAAGTATTTCCCGCTCATCAACCAGGCGCAGCCGTCGACCGAAACTCTCGCAACCGACATCGTCGTATCGCAGAAGCGCGTCGGCAACCTGCCGGCCGTCAGCGTGCCGTACTTCCCGCCGCATGCGCTGATGGTCACGCGCCTGGACAACCTGTCGATCTACTGGCAAATCAGCGCACGCCGGCGCTCGCTGAAGGAAGTGCCCGAGCGCGATCGCATCGAGAACTATGAAAGCTCGAACGATGCGTACGTGATCGAGCAGTACGGCGCCGGCTGCGTGGTCGAGGGCATCCAGTTCGTCGACGCTGCCCCGGCCGCTCCGCAGGGTGGCGCATGACGAACCCGTTCCGCCAACACTTCCAGCGCACCGTCGCGGCCACGGCCGCGCGCGGCACGCCGACGAGTGCCGGCGGGCTGCGCGACGACTCGGCGTACACGCTGATGCTCGCGCAGCTCGACGAACACCGCCGCGCGCTGAAGGCCGTCGAGTCGCTCGAGCGCAAGGCCGACCTGAAGCGGCAGTTTCTGCCCGCCTACGACGCGTGGGTCGACGGCGTGCTCGACGGCGCAGCCGGCGCGCAGGACGACGTGCTGATGACGATCATGGTCTGGCGCGTCGACGTCGGCGACTACCAGGGCGCGCTCGAGATCGGCGCGTATGCCCTGCAGCACGCTCTCCCGCTGCCCGACCAGTACAAGCGCAGCACGCCGTGTCTGCTCGTCGAGGAATTCGCCGAGGCCGCGCTGCGCGCCCATCGCGCCGGCGATGCGATCCAGGTCGAACCGCTCGTCGAGATCGACCAGCTCACGGCAACGGCCGACATGCCCGACGAAGTTCGCGCGAAGCTGCACAAGGCGATCGGCTATGGCCTCTCCGCTTCCGATCCCGCGCGTGCCCTCGACCATCTACGCCGAGCGCTGCAGCTCTTCGCGAACGTGGGCGTGAAGAAGGACATCGAGCGGCTCGAGCGCGAGCTGAAAAATTCCGCCACCGGGGCCAGTCCGGCCCCGGTGGCTGACACCGAGCGTACCCCGCGCACCAGGCGGCACGGGGCCGTAGCCGGCACTGTCCGCGCGAAAGCCCCGTCCACCGCCTCTACCGATCAACCTGACGAACCCGACCATGTCCTTTGTCTCGACCCCGCCGCTGCCGCGTGCGCCGGCGGATGCGGAACCCGCAAAGCCGATCAAGAACGATCCGTTCTATCCGGACGTGTCGCTCGAGCACGCGCGCGACACGATGCGCCTCGACGGGTCAATCACCGACGCCCGTCTGCGGCACGAGCTGCTCGCCGCGATCGCCGAGGTCAACGACGAGCTGCGCGGCGCACGCGCGGCGTGGCGCGATGCCGGCATCACCTGCCTGGCCGACGCGCCGGCCGACCAGCTCGACGGCGAAAGCGTACGGCTGCAGCACTACCGGCGCGCGGTGTATTGCCTGGCGAAGGCAACGCTCATCGAGCGGTACCGCGACTACGACACGACAGGCGACGGCGCACGCCGCGCAGACGAGCTCGAGCCCCAGAGCGACGAGCTGCGCCGTGATGCCCGCTGGGCCATCAGCGACATCATCGGCCGCCCTCGCGTGACGGTGGAGCTGATCTGATGGAAGTGCGGGCGCTCCAGGGGGAAACGATCGACGCACTTTGCTGGCGCGTGCTCGGCCGCACGCGCGGCGTCGTCGAAGCGGTGCTCGACCTCAACCGGGACCTGGCGCAGTACGGCCCGATCCTGCCTCACGGGCTGCTCGTCGAGCTGCCCGACGAAGTACCGCAAGCGGCGCAATCCGGCGCCGAGCGGCTCCAGTTATGGGACTGAGAATGGCTGAACCTATTTCCACGTCGTCCGCGACGGTCGCCGCGCTCGGCGTCGCAACGCTGTCGCTGTTTCCCGGCGTCGACGCCAACGTCGTCATGGGCGCGTTCGCCGGCTCGCTGCTGTTTGTGATGACAGCCGCCGATCCGTCGATTCCGAAGCGCATCGCGTTCTTCGTGATCTCGTTCGTCGCCGGGTGCCTCACGGCCGAGCTGTTCGCCTCCGCTCTCGACGCGGTGCTGCCGGCCCGCGTCGAGGTGCACGCCGGCATCGGCGCGCTGATCGCGTCCGCGCTCGTCGTGAAACTGCTGCTTTGGCTGATCGCCCAGGCCGATGCGCCCGATCGGCTGCTGAACGTGTTCAAGGGGAGGGAAAAGTGATGCTCACGACTGCCTACGTGACGCTGTGCGCGGCGCTCGCGCTGCGCCTTGTGACCTTCCGCCGTGGCACGAGCGCCCACCGGCCGCTCGCGGCATGCCTGGCGTACACGATCGCGGTCGCCGCCGGCGCCGCGCCGATCCGCGCCGCGTTTGGCATGCTGCCGCCCGCAAATCTGGCCGACACGGTGCTGGTCGGCGTCCTGTGCCTCGCCGTGTACGGTGTTCGCGGCAACGTCGTCGAGCTGTTCCACCGTGGCAACCCGCGCGACTCCCTGATCGCGCGCGTGCTGCAATTCAAGGTATGGGGGCGCCATGTATAAGACCCTGCGCCTCGGCGACCGCGGTGCCGACGTCAGTTACCTGCAGCGTCAGCTCATTGCAGCCGGCGCGCGCCTCGACACCGACGCGATCTACGGCAGCGCGACCCGTGACGCCGTGATGGCGTTCCAGGCCACGCACGGGCTGGTCGCAGACGGCATCGCCGGCCCGAAGACCTGGTCGACGCTCTCGGCCGGTCGGCGCGATCCGCGCCATCTCACCGACGCCGACCTGCAGCGTGCGGCCGATCGGCTGCAGGTCGATCTCGCAGCCGTGCGTGCCGTCAATGAGGTTGAATCGAAAGGTGCCGGGTTCCTGCCTGACGGTCGGCCCGTGATCCTGTACGAACGGCACATCATGTACCGCCAGCTCGCGGCGGCCGGCCTGGACGCAGATGCGCTGGCGGCGAAGTATCCGGCCCTGGTCAACTCGAAGCGTGGCGGCTACGCAGGCGACGCGGCCGAATATGCGCGCCTGGCGAGCGCGTCGCAAATTTCGGCCGCTTGCGCGCTCGAGGCGACGAGCTGGGGCGCGTTTCAAATCATGGGCTTTCACTGGAAGGCGCTCGGCTACCCGGACGTGTTCGCGTTCGTGGACGCGATGAAGGTCAGCGAGGCCGAGCAGCTCGAGGCATTCGTCCGGTTCGTCCTGGCTGACAAGGTGATGCTCGCCGCGCTGCGCGGTAAGAAGTGGGCGAAGTTCGCCGAGCTGTACAACGGCAAGGCGTACGCGGAGAACCTGTACGACGTGAAACTCGAACGGGCGTTTGATCGCTACAGCCGGGCGGCCGCATGACGACCGGCGCCCGTGTCTTCGTCGTTGGCGCGATCGCCCTCGCCATTGCAGGCGTCGTCATCGCGATCCAGCATGCGCGCCTGGTCAACGCAGGCCAGCGGGTCGACGATCTCGCGCGCGACGTGCGCGATCGGACGGCCGAGCGCGACGCGGCACGTCGCGACGTGAAGGTCATCACGCAGTACGTCGACCGCGTCCAGGCCGTCCGCGAGAAGGGCGACACCATCATCAAGGAGGTTCCCGTATATGTGGATCGCGAAGCTGATCGCGCCTGCATTGTTCCTGTCGGGTTTGTGCGCGTGCACGACGGCGCCGCCGCAAACGTGCCGGTGGGCGATCCCGGAAGCGCTGATGCGGCCCCCTCGGGCGTTGCGCTCTCTGCAGTCGCCGCAACCGTCGCCCACAACTACACCACCTGTCACGAAAACGCCGAGCAACTGATCGCGCTGCAGGCGCGCGTGCGCGACACGGAGGAACCGAACCCATGAACAAGCCTGATAGCCTGCGTGCGGCGCTCACGGCGGCGCTGCCCGAACTCGCGCGCGACCCCGAGAACCTGCACATCTTCATCGAACACGGATCGATCGCCGTCACCGCCGCAAAATCGCTGTCGTTTGAATACGCGTATACGCTCGACATTGTCATTACCAACTACGCCGGTCATTCGGATCACCTGATGGTGCCGATCATCGCCTGGCTGAAGACCCACCAGCCCGAGCTGCTGCTCAACCGCGATCTCTGTCGCGAGGGATTCAAGTTCCAGGCAGAGCTGATCGATAACAGCAAATCTGACGTCGAGATTCTGCTCAAGCTGACCGAGCGCGTTGGGGTGACGGAGCGCCCGGACGGCTACGAAATTCGCCACTTCGGCGAGCCGCCGATCGCGGGGACCTGATGGCCGATCGACTGTCCCGCGCCGAGGATTGGGCGGCCGGCCTGCTCGGCCAGCTCGCGCCCGCGCAGCGCGCGGTCCTGGCGAAAGGGCTGGCCGCCGAGCTGCGCCGACGCCATTCACGGCGCATCGCCGAAGCCCGCAACCCAGACGGCAGCCGGTACGCGCCGCGCAAGCCGCAGGCTCGGCGCAAGAAGGGTCGCATCCGGCGCGCGATGTTCGCGAAGCTGCGCACCGCGCGCTTCCTCAAAACCGCGTCGACCGCCGACGCGTCGGTGTTGCATTTCACGCGCCAGGTCGAACGCATCGCACGCGTGCACCAGGAGGGTCTGCGCGATCGCGTCGAGCGCAACGGGCCGGTCGTCCAGTATCCTGCGCGCGAGCTTCTTGGCCTGGCCGACGCCGACGTCGCCCGGATCGCCGACGTCGTTCTCGACTTCCTGTCGCGATAGCGCGACGCTCCATCCATTCCTTCTGGGTCACGGTTGTTAGCCAGCCGTGTACAACCATTTTCGCGTGACCCTCTCCCGCGCGCGCGGCATCCTCGGTGCATGGATGATTTTGCTGACCTGAACCGCCGCATCGAGAGCCTGCTTCGCGAAGGCACCGTGATCGAAGTCGACCACGGCGCACGCCGCGTACGCGTGGAATCCGGCGGCCTGCAAACCGACTGGATTCGCTGGCTTGCGCAGCGCACCGGCGACAGCATCACGTGGGACCCGCCGTCGATCGGCGAGCCGGGCCTACTCTTGTGCCCGTCCGGCGAACCGACTACGGGCCTCTTCCTCGCTGGCGTGTATTGCGACGGCCACAACTCGCCCAGCTCGAGCCCGACGCATCACGTGCGCGTCTACCGCGACGGCGCACGCGTCGAGTACGACTTCGCCGCGCACGCACTCACCGCCACACTTCCGGCCGGTGCCACCGTGCACGTCGTCGCACCGGGCAGCGTCACCGTCGAAACGAATACCGCGACGGTCAAGGCTCAATCCGTGACGCTCGACGCCAACGATACGACTGTGACGGGCTCGCTGCTCGTGAAGGGGCCGCTCACGTTCGAATCCGGCGCGACCGGAAAAAATGGAGCTGGGACGGGCGGCGGCTCGGTCATTGAAATTCAGGGCAGCGCGCACTTCACCGGCACCGTCACTGCCGACGTCGACGTGCGGTCGCAGGGCGTCAGCCTGGTAACGCACCCGCACCAGGCGCAAGGCGAATTCGCACCGACCTCGAAGCCAATCGCAGGTGGCGCATGATCGGCATGGACGCACGAACCGGCCGCGCGATCACCGGCCAGGCCCACATCGAGCAGTCGGTCGCGGACATCCTGTTCACGCCGCTTGGCACGCGCCTGGCGCGCCGCGAGTACGGTTCGCTGCTGCCCGAGCTGATCGACGGCCCGGTCAATCCAGTGATGCGCATGCGTGTGATGGCGGCGTCCGTCATGGCGCTCGCACGGTGGGAACCGCGCATACAGGTCAACCAGGTGGATTTCGGCAGCACGGGCATCGACGGTGGCGCCGTGCTGGAGCTGCAAGGCGAGCGCACGGACGGCCCGCGCGCGGGCACGGCCTTCTCCATGCGCCTGCCGGCGACGCACGGCCGAGGTACTGCATGAGAACGACGCCCATCGATCTGTCGCAGCTCCCCGCCCCCGACATCGTCGACGAACTCGACTACGAGACGATCCTGGCCGAGAAGAAGGCGCGCCTGATCTCGCTGTATCCGAAGGAGCAGCAGGACGAAATCGCGGCCACGCTCGAGCTCGAATCAGAGCCGATGGTGAAGCTGCTGCAGGAAGGCGCGTACGAAAAAATGCTGCTGCTCGCGCTCATGAACGAGAAAGCACGCGGCATCCTGCTCGCGTACGCGAGACGGACCACGCTCGAGCACATTGGCGCCCTCTTCGACGTCGACCGTCTGCTGATCTCGCCGGGCGACCCGGATCAGGGCATCGATCCTGTCTACGAGGACGACGACAGCCTGCGCGAGCGCATCCAGCTCGCGCCGCGTGGTTTCTCGGTCGCCGGCCCCGATGACGCGTACGTGTTCCATGCGCGTGCCGCTGATGGGCGCGTGAAAGCAGCGACCGCCTACAGCCCGTCGCCATGCGTGATGATCGTCACGATCCTGTCGCGCGAAGGTGACGGCACGGCGAGCCAGGAGCTGATCGACATCGTGAAGAAGGCGCTGGAGAAGAAACGCCCGCAGGCGGACGAGGTCATTGTGCAGAGCGCGAAAATCGTCCGGTACGCGATCCGCGCGACGCTGCGATTCTTCAACGGCCCGGATCGCGCGGTTGCGCTCGCGGAAGCGCGGAAGAAAACGCAACTGTTCGCCGACTCGATGCACCGGCCGGGTTCCGAGGTCACGAAGGACGGCTTGTACGCGTCGATGCGCGTTGCCGGCGTCCAGAAGGTGTTGCTCGACACGCCGGCCGAAGGCGTGCCGATCGCCATCGACCAGGCGCCGTACTGCACGGGTGTCGAGCTGACGGACGGTGGGGTGGCCGATGAATAAGCCGGCCGTCTCCCTACTGCCGCCGAACGCGACCGTGCTCGAGCGGCGCCTGGCCCAAGCCAACGCGGACGTGCTCGACATCCCGGTCGAGATCGACACGCTGATGGACCCGGATCGAATCCCGCTGCGCTTCCTGCCCTGGCTCGCATGGCACATGGGCGTCGATACCTGGCGCGATGAATGGCCCGAGCAGGTGAAGCGCGCACGCGTGAAATCCGCGATCCGGATCGCCCGCAAAAAGGGCACGGCAGATGCCGTGCGCGATGTGTGCGCGTCGTTCGGTGCGAACGTGGTGATGCGTGAGTGGTTCGAGAAATCGCCGCGCGGCGTGCCGGGCACGTTCGAGATCGTGATGACGGTCGGCGCGCGTGACGGCGTGCCGGCCACCGCGCAGTACGTCAACGACATTCGCGCCGAGGTCGATCGCGCGAAGCGCGGCACCGCCCACTACACCTTCACGCAGGGCTTCAGCATGCACGGCTCGATCGACGTCGCTTGCGGCGTGCGCGCGGCCGTCTATCGCCGCCTTTCTCTCACGGATTAACGAACATGGCTGGAAACCTCATCTACATCACGGACGCCGGCCGCGCCGCACTGGTGGCGCCGGGCAACACCGGGACCACCGCGCACCAGGTCGCGCAGATTGGCCTTGCCACGGCGGCCTTCGTGTTCAAGCCGGACATGACCGCACTGCCGAACGAGCTGAAGCGCATCACGACGTTCGGCGGCGACACAGTCGCGAAGGACACGATCCACATCGTGATCCAGGACGACAGCGCGGACCAGTACAAGCTGTACGGGTTCGGCCTGTACCTGGACAACGGCGTGTTGTTCGGCGTCTACGTGCAGAACGATCCGATCCTCGAAAAGGCGGCGGCCTCGATGCTGCTGCTGGCCGCCGATACCGTGTTCGCCTCGATCGACGTGACGAAACTGGATTTCGGGCCGACGTCGTTCCTCAATCCGCCGGCGACCACCGAGCGCAAGGGCGTGGTCGAGCTGGCGACACAGGTCGAGATCGACGACGGCACGGACGACTCGCGGGCTGTGACGCCGAAGACTGCAGCCGCGCGATATGCGCCGCTCGTGCGGCCGCAGCTCACCGGCCCCGTCACGATCACGTCGACGTCGACCGACCAGGACGGGCAGCTCTCCGTCGCCGCGGCGTCCGGCGCGTTGAGTCGCGGTGCGAAGATCCGCTTCCATGGAACGTTCGCTGCTGGTACGACGGATACCAATGCCCGCCTCATCGCATCGATCCGCGCCGGCTACGACGGCGGCACGTGGGGCCGGGAATACCTCGATTTCTGGATCAACCGCACGCCGAACGATGCGAACAGCGACGCGAACCAGATTCGCGCGATGCGGATCACTTACGGCGGCAGGATCGTCGTCGGCAATCGCGAGGACGACGGAAAAACCGCGCTTCAGGTTGGAGGCGACGGCGCGTTCACGGGCGGCATTTCGTCGTCCGGGCTCGACGCGGGCGGCGCCAACATCCGACTGCGCAACGGCCGCGACGTGCTGCTGCGCAACGACGGCTCGAATTTCTATCTGCTGCTGACCAACAACAGCGATCCGGGCGCATCGTGGAACGGCTACCGACCGTTCACCATCAATATGGCAACGGGTGTCTTGTCACTCGATGACACGGGTGCCGGGACGTACATCGGTGGTGCGTTGAACGTCGTGGGTCAGCTCAACTTGATCAACGGCACCAATGAAGCGCGAGCGCGATTCGGCGCGAGTGGTGGATATTTCTTCGGCAACGCTGCGGAGGCCGGGTTCTACCTGCCGTCCAGCGGCGCGATGTTCGCCTTCAACTTCGCGCGGAAAAACTTGCTCGTCAACGGGAAAGACGTGTGGCACGCGGGCAACCTGCCGAACCCGGCGCAAACGACCGGCATCACTATGTCGGGGCAGTTCCTTGCATCCGAAGGCACCGTAAGCCAGCCGGGTATCTCGTTCGTGAACGACGGTACACCGGACACGGGTTTTTTCCACGTTGCTGATGGCGCGTTTGCCGTTACGAACAACGGTCGGGAAACAATGCGGTTTCTCGCTGGCGATCCGAATCGCGTCCTCGTCGGCACGACGGTCGATGACGGACACATGTTTCAAGTGGGCGGGAACGCGATCACGCGCGGGCTGCATCGATTCGGCACTGGTTCGACGACCGCATGGGCTAACTGTAGTGGCGATTGGGGCTACTTCCGGTCGAACGGAAATGTGTCGGTCGGCAGTGAAGGCGCGACCGGTGTCTTGCAACTGATTGCCGGCAATTCCGAAATCGCGAAGCTCGTGCCCGGCGGTCGGATGACGATCGGCGGGACTGCCGACGATGGCGTGAACGTGGCGCAGGTAGCCGGCAGCATGCGCGCGGCGAACTACTTCATCGCGGGTCAGGGCGTCGGTGATTCAGGCCTGATCGGCATGTACAAGGGAGCCAACGGGCCGAACATCGGTTTCTACGGTAGTTCCACGATCGGGGCGGGTGCGCTTACGATCAGCACGGGCGGGACCGAACGCGCACGCGTCACGGCAAACGGAAAGTTTGTCGTGGGCCAGACAGGCGACGACGGTAGCGACGCGCTGATACAGGCGAATGGTCCGATCAAAGCGAATGGCCCCATCAAGGGAACTAGCGGTGTCGGTGCTCTCGTCGCGACCAATGGCGGCGGCACGGGACAGACGTCGGTCCTTCTGCGGCGCGAGGGCGCTCCCGTTGATCAGAAGCAATGGGAAGTGCTCCACGGCGGGGATGGCGCGTTCACCGTTCGCACCGTGAACGACGGATACAGCCAGTCGCGGGACGTGCTCTACATCACGCGCGGCAGTGGCATTGCACCGGGAAACATGGGCCTGATGCCGAACGGCGGACGCGTGTTGATCGGCGGTGCCGTTGACGACGGATCGATTCTCAATGCGGAAGGGCTCGTGCGCGGACGCGGATACGCTGTTGATGGTGGCGCGTCGTGGGCGACGATCTACTTCAAGAATGGAGCGAAAACCCGTTTCGCGATCGGCAAGTCGGATACCGACGATTTCGCGATGACCGCATGGGCCGACGACGGCGCCACGCAGTCCAAGGTACTGGATATCGCTCGTGGCACGCAGATAGTTTCGTTCGCGAAACGCCCGACATGGGCGGGCGGTGCAGTTCCGTACGACACGGGCAATTTCGACCCAAACTCCAAGGTGAACAAGGCCGGCGACACGATGACCGGCGATTTGCGTGTCAAGCAACCGAACAACACGGACGCGCGCGGCTTTGTGCTCGCGCGTGCGGATAGCACTGCGCAGGCGTGGATTCACGCGACGGCCAAGGGCAACTATTCGGCATGGGCGACCATGAATCCGGACGGGTCGTGGAAATCGAACCCGATCACCGTCTACAACGACGACAACCGGGTGCAGTTCAATTCCGATATCCATGTCACGGCACTTTCGCGCTTTTACAACAGGCCGACTGTGAACCGCGACGGTTGGCAGGCCGATATCGGTCTGCGGAACAACCTGCCGGGTTACGACTCGTGGACGTTCCTTCGTGCGCGCGCCGGCGGCGGCATGGAAATCATCAACAACGCGTACGACGCGGTCACGTGGGCCGTTGATGACTGGGGAACGATGTACATGCGGGGACAGGAAACTCTCCGCACAGACGGAAACTTGCGTCTCGGGTGGCGTGGCCGCTGGCTCGGCGAAGAAATCGACGACATCTGGAAAAACATCGGGGGCAAGGCCAACGCCGGTGCTCAATGTCAAAAAGGTGAGCGCTCGTTTTACTTCGGCATCTTGAACCAACAGATCCACCTCCCGGACCCGTGGTGTATCGACGGTTTGGAAGACCCGTTAAACGCCAGGTTCGGGGAGACCCGAATCTATGGCTGCTGGTATCGGAATCAGTAAGGAGAATCAATCATGCTTCACGCAGACGAACTGGCCTATTGCATCGCGAAGAAATACCCGAATCTCGTTCGCGGGAAAGACTATTGGGTCGCGCACGAGGTGGACAGGCAAACGAGGATTCAAATCGACACGGCGTTGATCGTCAAATGGCTCCCGATCGATCCGCCGAAGCCGACAACCTCCGAGTTGCAGGAACTGTGGGACACATACGGAGCGGAGGCTATCGAGTGGCATCTGGCAAATCACCTGCGCGGCATGCGCGACTTCGAACTGTCCAAGGTCGATCCTCAAATCGCTGTCGCGGAGGACGCGGACGACTCAGAGCGGGTCAAGGCACTCCGCGCGTATCGCCAAGCGCTGCGCAACGTTCCGCAGCAATCCGGCTTTCCGTTCACGGTCAAATGGCCGGTACCGCCGACTTGAACCTGTCGCGCGCAGGCAGGCGCGGCGCGCGATGTTCCGCAGCAGGCCGGCCTCGGATTGTTGCCAAGCCGCAGTCCCCGCACCACTGAACTGACACACACCACCAGGAATTTGATATGGCAATCAAGAAAAATGTTGTTCTCGCACTGACCGGCGCGACGGCCGGCTACCACGTCATCGGCAACGTCACGCTCGACGTGTTGAGCCGGACCACGGTTGCATCGATCAACAGCTACGTGTCGGAGGACACGTACAAGGCAGGCAAGCAGCCGCTGCAGCTCTCGTCGACTATTTCCGTCGAAGGCGTACCGGAAGAGAACGAGGGTGCGGTGCCGTACATTCACCGTCGCCTGATCGAAGCGAAGCCGGCGGACGAGAAACCGGCCGACGAGCGACCGATGATGTACAACGCGCCCGACCGCTACATGCTGGCCGGTGGCGAGATCGTCGCCTGAGGAACGTATCGGCGACATAGGAAGGAAAGGACGCGGCGACGTGCGCGATGCTGGAACATCGTGCACGCCCCGCACCAGCAGAGCATACCTGCAGGATTGGCCAGGGCCGCGACACCTCTCGAGAGGCGCCGGCATCCTAGCACAGGCAGGAATCACCCCATGCAGGACATCCGATGCGGAAGCTGTAACCGCAAACTCGGCGCCGGCGAATACGTCCGGCTCACCATCAAATGCCCGCGTTGCGGCGCAATGAACATTCTGAGGGCCACGAGCCCCTTACCCGCAGGCCACCGAGCCTCCGACACAAGGGATTCGCCCCATGCAACACATTCTCTCCGCTGATCTGATCAACCGCGTGCACCAGGCCGACGCACTGGGCGTCATGCGCGCAATGCCCGATGCCTGCGTCGACCTGGTCTTCACCGATCCGCCCTACTCGTCCGGCGGCACCACGAGCGCTTCGCGCAGTCAGGCGCCGTCGAGCAAATACATCGGCGGCGATGTGAAGACCGTCTATCCCGAATTCCAGCACGACAGCAAGGACCAGCGATCGTGGACATTCTGGTGCATGACGTGGCTCGCCGAAGCCTACCGCGTGTGCCGCAACGAAGCGCACCTCGCGTGCTTCGTCGACTGGCGCCAGTTGCCGAGCCTCACCGATGCGATCCAGGGCGCCGGCTTCACGTGGCGCGGTGTTGCCGTGTGGGACAAAACGAGCGGCCGCACCCGGCCGCGCATGGGCGGCTTCGCGCAGCAGACCGAGTTCCTGGTCTGGGCGACCAAGGGCGCCGTGCGCCGCGCCGACGTGTATCTGCCTGGTGTGTTCTCCGAGCGCCTCGCTCATCCGAAGCGCCATATGACCGAGAAGCCCGCGCAGCTCGCGCGCGACGTCGTGCGCCTGGCGCCGGCCGGCGGGGTTGTCCTCGATCCATTCGCGGGGTCGGGCACGTTCCTCGCAGCAGCGAAGGAAGCCGGCTTGAACTGGATCGGTTGCGAGCTCGAACCGAGCTACCACCAGGTCGCCACCGCGCGTCTGGCCGAGCTGGACGCGCTGCCCGTCGCAGCGTAGCGACACCCTGCAGCGGCTTCGGTTGTGCGTTGCCGCTGCACAACCTCCCGCGCGTGATCTCCGCGCGCGCGGAAGGCAATCTTTCGGAAGGCTCACTTCCGGGAGAAAAGCTTGCCTTCTGACTACCACCACGGCGTACGCGTCATTGAGATCAATGACGGTACGCGCCCAATCCGCACGGTCAGCACGGCCGTGATCGGCATGGTCTGTACCGGCGACGACGCCGATGCCACCACCTTCCCCGAAAACCGTGCCGTCCTCATCACGGACGTGCGCGCCGCGATCGGCCGCGCGGGCACGAAGGGCACGCTCGCGCGTTCGCTCGACGCGATCGCCGCGCAGACCTCACCGCTGATCGTCGCCGTACGCGTGCCGACCGGCAAGGACGCGGACGCAACGACCAGCAACGTGATCGGCACGACGACCGCGGACGGCCAGTACACCGGCATCAAGGCGCTGCTCGCTGCCCATACCCGGCTCGGCGTCAAACCGCGCGTGCTCGGCTGTCCGGGCCTCGACACATTGCCGGTCGCGACCGAGCTGGCAACGGTCGCTCAGCAGTTGCGCGGCTTCGCATACGTCAACGCTTTCGGTGCGAAAACGAAAGAAGAGGCCACCGCCTACCGCGCGAATTTCGGCCAGCGCGAGCTGATGACGATCTGGCCGGACTTCGTGAACTGGAACACGACGACCAACGCCGAAGACATCACCTGGGCGACGGCGCGCGCGCTCGGCATGCGCGCAAAGATCGACGAGGAGACCGGCTGGCACAAGACGATCTCGAACGTCGTCGTGAACGGCGTCACCGGCATCAGCCGCGACGTGTTCTGGGACCTTCAGGACCCGAACACCGACGCCGGCTACCTGAACAGCCACGACGTCACCACGATCGTGAACGCGAATGGGTACCGTCTGTGGGGATCGCGCACCTGTTCCGAGGACAAGCTGTGGGCGTTCGAGAACTACGTGCGCAGCGCCCAGGTGATCGCCGACACGATGGCCGAGGCGCACCTGTGGGCGGTCGACCAGCCGATGAGCCGCACGCTGATCCGCGACATCGTCGATGGTGTGAACGCGAAGTTCCGCTCGTGGAAAACCGCCGGCTACCTGATCGACGGCGAGTGCTGGTTTGACCCGGCCGCCAACGAGAAGGATTCGCTCAAGGCCGGCCAGGGCTTCCTCGACTACGACTTCTGCCCGACCCCGCCGCTCGAAAACCTGACGTTCCGCCAGCGCATCACGGATCGCTACCTGCTCAAGTTCGCGGAAAGCATCGCCGTTTGACGGCCCGCCACTCACCATAGGAAAACGCAATGGCTCTGCCATCCAAACTCAAGAATTTCAACGTGTACGAGGACGGCGTCTCGTTCGTCGGCGAAGTGGCCGAGATCCAGTTGCCCAAGCTCACGCGCAAGATGGAGGCGTATCGCGGCGGCGGCATGAACGGCGAGGTCGACATCGACCTCGGCATGGAGAAGCTCGAGCTCGGCCTCACGATGGGCGGCTTCATGAAGGAGATGTTCAAGACATGGGGCACGTCGAAGGTCGACAGTGTCACCGTGCGCTTCGCCGGCTCCTATCAGCGCGATGACACCGAAGAAGTCGACGCCATCGAGGTGTACGTGCGCGGCCGCTACAAAGAGATCGACCCCGGCAAGGCCAAGGCTGGCGACAACGCCGACCAGACCGGCACGATGTCGCTCGCGTATTACCGCCTTGTATGCAACGGCGAAACCCTGATCGAGATCGACTTCCCGAACTTCATCGAAATGGTCGGCGGTGTCGATCGCCTCGCCCAGCAGCGCCGCGCGCTCGGCCTGTAACCGCTCTTCCCTTCACTCTCCAAGGAATGACCATGTCCCTGAAACAAACCGACGCGCTGCAACTCGACACCCCGATCAAGCGCGGCGAACAAAAAATCGATGCTGTCACGCTGACCATGTCGGGCAGCGGTGCCCTGCGCGGCGTCACGCTCACCGATGTCCTGCAGCTCGACGTCATCGCTCTGTCGAAGGTGCTGCCGCGCATCAGCAATCCGGTGCTGACCGAGCAAGACGTGTTGCGCATGGACCCGGCCGACCTGGTCAAGCTCGGCACGGAGCTTGCCGGTTTTTTGGTACCGAACTCCGTGAAGCAGGACGCGTCCCTCGATCCGTCGACGAAGTGATGGCCGACATCGCCCTGGTTTTTCACTGGACACCCGACGTGATGAACGCCATGTCTCTCGACGAATTGATGACCTGGCGCGAGCACGCGCGCGTCCGCTACGAACGGGGCGATGAATGAGTGACCGTTCCCTGCGCCTCGAGGTCGTGCTCAAGGCGCTCGACCAGGCGAGCCGGCCGATTCGCGAGATCGCCACGAAGAACCGCACGCTCGTGAAGGAGCTGCGGGACTCCCGCACGCGCCTCAAGGAACTCAACGATGCGCAACGGCGCATCGGCGAGTTCCGCGAGATGCGTACGGGGCTCGCCAACACCGCGACGAAGCTCGCCGACGCGCAGAAGAAAGTCAAGGAACTCGCGACGTCGTTGCGTGCGTACGGGCCGCCGTCGCAGCAGATGGTGGCCGAGCTGGCGAAGGCGCGGCAGGCCTCGTCGAAGCTCGGCGCCGCGTTCAAGAAGCAATCCGCCAGCGTCGATGAGCTGCGCAATCGGCTGACCCGCGCTGGCGTCGACACGAGCAGGCTCTCCCAGCACGAGCGCACGCTGCGCACCGACATCACCGCAACGACCGGCGCGATCGACGCTCAATCGCGCCGGCTCGACGCGCTGAACACGCGGCAGAAGCGCATCGCGGATGCGCGCGCCAGGATGGGCGCCGCACGCGGCGCAGCGGCCGAAATGGCGATCGGCGGGTTCGCCGCGCGTGCGACCGGCTCGCACATCCTCAACGACCTGCGCGAGCCGCTGGCCGAAGCGAAGAAGGTGCAGAACGAGCGCGGCCGCATCCAGGGGCTTGGCCTGGGCGATCGTGCCACGCAGGATGCCGAACGCTACGTGCGCGCGATGAAATCGCCGGGCGTTGCGATCGCCGAGAACATGACGCTGATGCGCGACGCGATGTCCATCTTCGCGGACGAGCATCACGCGCAGATGGTGATGCCGACGCTCGCGAAGATGAAGTTCGCGAACGAGGCGATGTTCGGTGCCGGCCAGGGCCACGAGAACGAAGAGAAGTTCATGAACATGCTGAAGGTGATCGAGCTGCGCGGCGGCACGAAAAGCGAGGCAGCGTTCAAGGGCGAAGCGAACATGGTCCAGCAGGTGCTGACCGCGACGGGCGGCCGCGTCGGCGGCGACGAGTGGCGCAACTTCATCCAGACCGGCAAGGTCGCGGCGAAGCAGATGCGCCAGGACGCGTTCTACTACCAGATGGAGCCGCTGATTCAGGAAATGGGCGGGCATGCGGCCGGCACCGGCGTGCAAGCCGCGTACAGCAACCTGATGCAAGGCAAGACCACCGTGCGCGCGGCGAAGCGCCTGGTCGAGCTGGGCCTCGTCGACAAGAAGTCGGTCGAATACAACACGATCGGCAACGTGAAGCGCATCAAGCCAGGCGCGCTGATCGGCGGCGACCTCTTCAACGCGTCGCCGTTCGAGTGGATGGAGAAGGTGCTGCTGCCGAAGCTGAAGGCGAAGGGCATCACGTCGGACGCGAAGATCCTGGAGGAATTCTCCACGATCATGACGAACGGCAACGGCGCGAACCTGTTCGCAACTATGTTCATGCAGCGCGAGCAGATTCACAAGAATGAGAAGCTGAACCGTGGTGCGTACGGCATCGACAAGCTGCACGAGCTGGGGCAGAAGCAAACGGAAGGGAAGGAGCTGATCGCGCTCGAGAAGGTGCGCAACTTGCGCACCGTCATCGGCGAGCAGGTGCTGCCCGTGTATAACCGCGCGCTCGAGCTGACGACGAGCGTGCTCGCGCGACTGCTCGGCTTCGCGAAGGAATACCCGAATTTCACGCGTGCGGTCGCGATCGGCGCGGCCGGCCTCGGCGTGCTGCTCGCCGTGCTCGGCACGTTGACGATCGCCCTCGCCGGCATCCTGGGGCCGCTGGCGATCGTGCGCTTCAGCATGTCGATGCTCGGCATTCAGGGCGGCGCCTTTGCGCGCGCCCTCGGTGCCAGCGCTGGCGCGCTGCGCGGCATTTCCCGCGCGGCGTCCGGCGCAGCCGCCGGCGTCACGGCCGCCGGCAAGGGCACGCAGTCTGCAGCCGGGCGCATCCGCTCGGCGCTGTCGAGCGCATGGCAGGCGTCGTCGCCTCGAGCGGCCGCGTCGTCCCTCCGCACCTATCTCGCGTCGCTCGCGCAGCGCGTGCCGGCCGCAGGCCAGGCCGCGAAGGCGTCGATCCAGCAATGGGGCGTGTCGGCCGCGACCGCGATGAAGGATGGCGCCGGCGCCGCGCGGCAGTACACCGCCCAGGTGTGGCGCGCCGTCGCCGCGCAGGCGGCCGCGGCACGCGCGGCTGCGGCGTCGCGCTGGACCGCAGCCCGGCAGTACGTCGGCCGGCGCGGTGCGGCCGGCATTGCCGGCGACGCCGCGCGCGGCGGCTTCAACCTGGTCAAGGGCGGCACGATGGGCGCGATCAACGGCGTGCGCGCGGCGCTCGCTGGCCTTGCGCAGACGCTGCTGTTCGTCGGCCGCGCCGCGCTGATGAATCCGATCGGACTGGTGATCGCCGGCATCGCGCTCGCCGCGCTCCTGGTCATCAAGTATTGGGAGCCGATTAAGGCGTTTTTCTCAGGCTTCTGGCAGGGGTTGACCGACGGCCTGCGCCCGCTCGCGCCGATCTTCAGCGGCGTGCTCGCGACGCTCGGCGCGGCGTTGGCGCCGCTGAAGCCCGTGTTCGACTGGCTGGTCGGCGCCGTGAAGAGCGCATGGGACTGGATTACGCGTCTGGTGGGACCGGTCGACGCGAGCAAGAAAAGCCTCGACGCAGCGTCCAGCGCCGGCAGGGGGTTCGGCGCGTGGCTCGCGGATATCGTCGTCGTCGCGGCGCAGGCTGCTGCACGCTTCGTCGACTTCGGTGCGAACCTGATGTCCGGCCTGGTCAACGGCATCAAAGGCGGCTTGGGCTCGGTGAAGGATGCGATTGAGTCGGCCGGCGGCAGCGTGATCGGCTGGTTCAAGGAAAAGCTCGGCATCCATTCGCCGAGCCGTGTGTTCGCCGCGCTCGGCGGCTTCACGATGGCGGGCCTCGACCAAGGTCTGCGCGAAGGCCAGGACGGGCCGCTGTCGACCGTGCTCGAGATCAGCAAGCGCATCGTCGCTGCCGGCGCCGGCATCGGCATCACGGGCGCGGCGATCGCTGGCAGCGCCCCGCTCACCGTCGACAACCGGCCGCCGCTCACGGTCGCGTCGGTCGGTGCCCGCGCGCCTGTCGCGCCGGCGCCGATCACGATCCAGGTGTATGCGGCGCCAGGGATGGATGAGCAGGCGCTCGCTCAGAAGGTGCTGCAGGTGATGCGCCAGGAACAGGCCGCGCAGGCCGCGCGCGAGCGCTCGCGTCTGCGTGACCGGGATTGAAGGAGAGGTTCTCATGATGATGGCGCTCGGGCTGTTCGTGTTCAGCCTGTCGACCCTGCCCTACCAGGAGCTGAAACGCCGACGCGGCTGGCGCTTCGCCAGCAACAACCGCGTCGGCAAAAAGCCCGCCCGGCAGTATGTCGGCGAGGACGACGAAACCATCAGCCTGTCCGGCGTGCTGCTGCCAGAGCTGACCGGCGGCGACATGTCGCTCGCCGTCATCGAAGCGATGGCCGACCAGCACACTGCCTGGCCGCTGATCGAGGGCACCGGCCACATCTACGGCATGTTCACGATCGACAACATCGATACGACGCGCACGCTGTTCTTCAGCGACGGCACCGCCAGGCGCATCGAATTCACCATTGCGCTGACACGTAACGACGACCTCGACATGCTCGGCATCGTGACCGACGCCATCAAGGGGGCGATCTCGCTGTGAACCTGACCGACATCCCTGGCGCCGAGCTGGTACAGCAGGTCGTGTTGGCCGACGATCGCGTGCCGCGCGCGATCTACTCGATCACGCTCAACGGCAAGAACATCACGAAGAAGTTCGACGGCCGGCTGATCTCGCTGACGCTGCAGGACAACCGCGGCTTCGAAGCGGACCAGCTCGATATCAGCCTCGACGATGCTGACGGCGCCCTCGAAATCCCGAGTCGTGGTGTCACGCTGAAGCTGTCGATCGGCTGGGCCGGCGCGGCGAACGGCCTGGTCGACAAGGGGGAATTCGTGGTCGATGAAGTTCGGCACACTGGCACGCCGGATGTGCTGACAATCCGCGCGCGGAGCGTCGATTTGCGTGCGGGCCTGTCGATCAAGAAGGAGCGCTCATGGCATCGGCAGACGGTCGGCGCGATCGTGCGCGCGATCGCCAGTCAGAACAAGGTCGAGGCGCGTATCAGCAAGGTACTGGACGGGCAGCTCGTCGACCACATCGACCAGACGGCCGAGTCAGACGCCAACCTGCTGTCGCGCCTGGCGAAGATGTTCGACGCGATCGCCACCGTGAAGAACGGGCTGCTGCTCTTCATCAAGGCCGGCGAAGCGACCACGGCGAGCGGCAAGCCATTGCCGGCGGTCACTATCACGCGCGACGTCGGCGACCGTCACGAGTTCGGCGTCGCCGATCGGGACACGTATTCCGGCGTGCAGGCCTTCTACCTGAACACGCGCACCGCGAAGAAGCAGTCGACCACCGTGAAGCGGCGCCGGCGTCGCAAGACAGCGAAGAAGAAGCCGATCGACAAGAGCGGCGACGTGTTGTTCGGCACGGCCGAAAACGTGAAGACGTTGCGGCACACGTACGCAAACAAGGCAAACGCGACGCGCGCGGCGAAGGCGGAATGGGAGAAGCTGCAGCGCGGCGTCGCGGAATTCAGCATTGTGCTGGCGCTCGGTCGCCCCGAGCTGATGACCGAATTACCTGTAACCGTGCGCGGTTACAAACGGGTCATAGACGATTGCAAGTGGATCATTGCGCGCGTTACACATTCGATCGATGGTAACGGCGGATTTACATCGGACCTCGACCTAGAGGTTAAGGCGAGCGAGGTGCCGGAGATCGAGACCTCTATAGAAGATGATTGACCGAGAAAAGGCCACTTTTTCATTTATACTTTACCCGGACCAAATGAGTTATTTGATATAAATGATAACAATGAAGTACGTGTGCATCTCACTAAAGCGGGCAAAAGATCGGCGCGAAGAGATGACCAGGCAGTTCAAACAGCATGGTATCAACGGTCAATTTTTTGATGCGATCGACATTGATGGTGACGTTGAGAGTGTCCCTGGATACAACGCTCGCGCCAGAAAATTCTTCTACGGGGCGGGCCTCACGAAAGGGCAGGTCGGTTGCTATCTCAGCCACCGTGAGGTCTGGAGGCAGTTGGCCGAATCAGGCGACGAAGCCTGGTGTGTCATGGAAGATGACATTCAGTTCGAGCATGGCTTCAAGGATGCTGCGGAAGAACTCTATAGCTTTCGTGACCAGTGGGACGTCGTGCGCTTGTATGGCATCTTCGACAATCCGAAAATCGAATATGCATCCCTGCCAAGCGGGCTAAAATTGATGTGGATGGATGTGCATCCGTTAGGTACGCAATGCTACGTAATCACGCGAAATGCGGCGCAGCGATTGCTGGAGACGACAGAGAAAATCCGGGTTCCGATCGACGATGCACTCGACGAGAATTGGAAACACAAGCTACGCTTGTACCTCACATCGCCCAAGTTTGTGTCTGAACTGAATTTTCAGTCGACGATCGGAAAGCTGGATTCAACGCAGACGATTGGATATCGGATTTTTGTGAAGCCGTTCCGTCGACTTCGGAAATTGCCCCGAATGCTGTTCAACGCGCGGAAGCGGCCGGCTGCTCCGATCAAGTTGAATCACGGATAGACCACGCATCAGGTCCACTCAAGCGCAGTCCAGCCGGTGGGCAGTTCACGGATGACCCGGTAGCGATTTGCAAGCGCCGACACAACTCTGGATGTGTCGCCGCCTGCTGCCCGGTATAGAGTCAGCGACGAGCCGGGTCGGCTTTCTGCCATGCCGCACCGCCTTCGACAGCAACGCACTGCCGGCGAACGCCGGCCTGCATGACGACGCTGCCTGGTGAATAGCGCTCCCCGCCGTACTCGCAATGACGTGGCGGTTCTGTTTCAAGTGCTTGTGCGGGCGCGTCATTGCGATGCATCGCCGCATACAGCGCCGCGGCAATGGCACCTGATGCGGTCACCGCAACCACCACAGCAAGCCATGGTGATCGCTTGCTCTGCGGATACGCCGATGCGGGTCCGGGCCCCGGCGAGAAGAATGATGAAGGCACGGGCGCCGGCGCTGCAACGGCCGCAGGTGCAGGGTTCTCAGCCGGCAATTCGCTCGGCGCCACTGGCTGCAGCGCAGCGGGCTCCGGCTCTTTGGCTTCCTGTTGCGCCGGCACGGTTGGCGTCTGTGCGAGCGTGCCGTTCCGTATCCAACCATCAAGGTACTTGATCGCTCGCTCATACACATTGCGCGGCATCTCGTCCATTCGCTCGAAGTCGAACACCGTCATGAGCCGACGGTACACCATCAGCTTGTCCGTGCCGGTTTTTTCCTCGATCTCGAACGCCTTGCGCGCGATCGCGTTGCGCTGCCGATCGCTGATGAACTTCGTCGCGACGGGCGCTGGCTTCTCACTGTGGAAGTGGAAATTAACGTTCGCCTGGGCGTTGTTACTCTTAACATCGCCTCCAGCAACTTGCCCGACATCACCACTGAACTTCTGGTTCATTGACTTCTTCTTCTCCTACGGCTGGCCCTGCCGTGTAGTGCACTTTCGCTACAGTCAACTCTCCCGCTTCTTTTTCCGCCCTGCGCCGCTCATGTTGATTGAGAAGGGGCCTGTTACGTCACCAGTGACGTGCTGCCCCACGCTGGCGCCTTGAAAATTCTGATGAACCGACGCGTGCTTCGAGGCGGTCGGTGTGGCGGAACCCTGCTGCGTCATCCCCCCGATCATGCCGAGCACGCCAGCGCGCCCCTGCGCGTCAAGCGAGCGGTATCCCGCCAACAGGACATGTTCATCGGCCGACAGCTCTGAAGTGCTGTGTTGTCCTGTCAGGACATAGAGCACGTCAATCCCAGCTTGGGCCACGGCGGACAAATACCCCCAGTCAGGCGAGCGATCCCCGCTTTCGTAGCGGCTCTGCGCGACATTGGTCGTGCCTGCTCGGTCGGCGAGTTCGGCCTGCTTGAGGCCGAGTCGCTTCCGTTCCGCTTTTAAACGCTCACCAAAAATTTCCATAAGGGCAAGTTTTCCGTTGCAATTTGCCAAATTGGCAATTACACTTAGCTTGTGCAAGGTTAACGAAGGGAAAGTATACCGCCATGCTTCGCAAGAAAGCTCCCATCACGCGTTCGCCACGCGGCGTGCTATCCAGCAAGCCGGTCTACATGCGGCTTATGCCGGATGAGCGTCGCGTGCTCGAAGAACTGTCCGCATTTCTGAATCGGTCGACATCGAGCGTCGCTCGCCTCATCTACCTCGAGGGCGTTGAACGGTACCGTGCCAAAGTTACCGACTCGACGGCTCAACCGCACTCAACCTCTTTTGCCAGGCGTTGAGTCATGCAACCGCCCGCCCTGATCGAACCCGCGTTGCGCCATGCGCTGCATGGCCCGAAACGTCACGAAGTACAAACAGCGCTCGGATGGGACGACTCCGAAGTCAGCCGCTTCCTGAGCGGCGGCAAGGGCATCGTCATCGACAAGATCGACACGCTAGTGGCCGCCGTAGGCTTCGTATGTGTGACTCGCAAATATCTCGACGCTGTCGCGACCCTCGGTGAAGTCGGCATGTTCTGCCAATGTGCGCGCCAAGGTCGCGGCGAATGTAGCCGTCCGTAGGAGCATCCCGAATGAAATTGAAGTGCCATCACTGCGGCAGCCGCGCCGTCATTCGCACCAGCCGCACGCTGTCCGCTCTCGTTCGCGAGGCGTACTGCCAGTGCACCAACATCGAATGCGCGACGACCTACAAGATTCACGTCGCGACCGTCCACACGATCGCGCCGAGCCTCAACCCGAATCCGCACGTGTTCGTGCCGATCGGCAAGGTTGATCGGCTCCCGAACGATTCGCGTCAGCTCCCGCTGCTCGACGCCTAAACCCTAACCCGCTGTTTCGCTGAACACCATCGCGCCCGCTCTGCGGGCGTGAGGGACTCCTTTTGCCTGAAATTTCATGGAGGCCGTATGCAAACGCTGATCCACGCACCGATCGCCGCACTCGCCCAATCGCTGTCCTACGACGAGCGCGTCGCCTACCTCACGAAGATCTCCGCTGCCGACGTCCGTGCCGACGTGTTCGTCGCTTCCGCACGTGCCTTGGGCTTCGCCGTGTCGTGGGACCTCGCGCACGGCACGCCGGTGCTCGACTGGATGCACTGACCCGATGCGCGCCCCCCTCACCGACCTCGACCTGCGCGCGATGTGGCGCCGCCTGCGCATGGTCGGCAGTTTCGACGCCCTGTGCCCGGCGGCCCGCCACGCCTTCGAGTGCACGGCGAACGTGTGGCGCGATCGCGGACCGGCGCCCGAGCTGCCGGCCGTCGACGGGAAGCGCCGCGCCGCGAACGACTTCGACTGAACCATCCGCGCCGGCCACCGGCGCATTCACCTGGAACCACACCATGAAGCCATACGTGTTCGGCATCAGCGTATTGCTGATGCTTTCCCTCTCCCTCACCGGCATCCACTACCTGGCCGCCGACGTGCTGCGCCTGTTCGACGTTCGACACGCCCGGGCGATCGCTTTCGTGATCGGGGTCGTCGCGATGATCGCGCTGCTCGCAGCGCTCGCCTGGTCCGTCCCGCCGCGAGGGTAATGCGATGACGTCCAACGTAAAGCAATCCTCTTTCCAGTTCGTCAACGCCTCCTACCGCGAAGTGCTGTTCACCATCCACTGCGACGGCCGCATTACGATCGCCGACCACCTGACCGTCGACGACGCGGCCCGTGAATTCTGGAACGCCGTCCGGCGCCTGAATCCGCTCACGCTACCGCTGGTGGCTCGACGCGATCTCGTGCAGAACGACATCGATGAGCTGCGCGCGGCGCTCGCATCGAGGCGTAGCGCCAACGTCATGCGTCTGATACCGGACGTCACGACGAATCACCGCGAGCAACGTGTCCGCATCGTCGTCGGGAAGCTCATGTCGCACCACGGGTACGCGCAGACCAATCCGGACCAGGACGTCCTCGAATTGCAGAGCCCGCGCGCACGTGCCTGGATTTCGCTGGCCCGCGCGATCGTCGACGCGCTGTTTCCAGGCAAGGAGGGTTGATCCGTGAACCACGAACCGACCATCCGCTACGAACTGCTCACGGCTGCTGGCCTGCGCACCGTCGCCGGCGATCACGTCGTCATCCCGAACGACGCCGGTGCCGCGTTCGGCATCCACGTCGAGCCCCACCTGTGCGACGGCCACCCCGAGAAGTGGATCGTCACCCACCTCGCGTCGGGCATCCGCATCGGCCACGGCGTGACGCACGACGCAGCACGCGCGAACGCGGCGGCGAACGTCGATCGCAACCGCGACCGCCTGCGCGCGACGCTCGACCAGGCGATGACCTCGCGCTACGAGCTGCAGCACGCCGTTCAACGCCTTCAGCAGAACCATCACGACATCCTCGGAGGTGCAGCAGCATGACGCGCACGACTACCCCTCACGATGCCGCCCTCGCGGCTTCCATCGCGGCGGCCGCAGACGCCCTTCGCTTCGACCATGAACCCGGCGGCCTTCAGCGCGTCGCGGTGCTCGCGCTGTTCGTCAGCGTCCTGGGCGATCGCCTGGCGCTCGCCTTCCCCGCGTCGGCCGGCGCGCTCCGCGCGCTCGTCGACAGCCCCGCAACACCCGGCAACCCTGCCGCCCTCTCCCTGCACCAACAGCAATAACGATGGCCTCGATCGACGAACTGAAACAACGCATCGACCTGCACGACCTCGCTGATCGCCTGGGCTTGAAGCGCGGGCGCGGCGGCGACCGCGCGCTCTACCACTCGCCGCAGCACGACGACAAGAGCCCGTCCCTGTCGATCTACGTGAACCACCCGAAGCACGGCACCGGCTGGCGCGACCACAGCGCGGACGTCGGCGGCTCGTGTATCGACCTGGTCATGCACGCGCGCGGCGGCACGGTCGCCGACGCGGTGCGCTACCTGCACGACGCGTACGGTATTCCGCTCGACCGCCAGGCGCCGGCCGAGCGCCGCGAGAAAACGAAGTTCGAATACATCGCCGACTGCTGCTTCGCCGAGCGCGACCAGGTGCGCGAGTACCTCGTCGGCCGCGGCATTTCCTCTACGGCGATCGACGCCGCCATCAGCGCGCGCACGCTCGGCTTCAACACCTGGACGAGCGCGAAGGTTACCGCCGGTGAAGTCGGCCACGGCGGGCCGGCCGCCGCGTTCATCGTGCGCGCACCGGGCGACGGCCGCGTCGTTGCCGTCGACATGCGCTATGTCGATCCGGCGCTGAACGGCGGCGTCAAGACGCAGACCCAAGGCGACAAGGCCGGCTACGGCTGGACCGCCGATCCGCGCCGGCTCGAGAAGGCGAAGCGAGTGTTCATCGTCGAAAGCGCGATCAACGCGCTGTCGATCGACACCTGCGCGATGCCTGGTGCCGCCGCACTTGCGCTGCGCGGCCTGGCGAACGTCGACGGCATCGACTTCGCGTTCCTGCGCAGCAAACAGGTCGTGATCTGCCTGGACAACGACGAGCCGTTCGCGGACGGCCACCCGCGCGCCGGCCGCCGGCCTGGTCCGGAAGCTGCCTGGGCGCTCTACGAACGGCTCACGGCGCTAAACATCAGCGCCGTGCTCGTCGACCAGGCGAACTGGTTCGCCGACCTCGCAGACGGCGAGAAGGCCGTCAAGGCGATCAACGACGTGAACGACTACCTGCAACTGCGCGGCCCGGCCGATCTGCAGCGCGCACTCGACCAGCTCGAGCCGTGGCTCATCGCCGGCCTCGCCGGCGACAGCACGCGCCGCGGCCGGCCGCGCATCTTCCTGCCGTCGCACGACTTCGCGCAGTACTGGCGTTTCCGCGTGCGGCCGGACTTCACCAGCTACATCACGAAGATGGACAAGAACGAGGAAAGCGGCGTCGAGACGCCCGTCATGACTGACCTGTGCGGCTTCCGCATCGCCGGCATCAGCCGCGTGTCCGTCGCGAGCGCGACGTCGACGATGACGGGCGACGCCGACCAGGCGCCCACCGTCTATTTCGCCGTGTCGGTCCAGGCGCCGCGCCACGGCGCGCAGCTCGTGCGCCGCGTCATGCTCGACGACCAGCTCCACAACGTCGACCAGTGGGGCAAGTTCGGCCCGATCTGGGCGCCGGCGCCGTTCAAGCGCATGGTGAACATCCTGGAGCGCGGCGCCGACCTCGGCGCTCGCCAGGCGGCGAACTTCGTCGGGCTCGCCTGGCGCGACGGCCGCCTGATCGTCAACGAGGGGCCGGACTGCTATTTCACGGAAGCCGACAAGCAGTGCCCGTATCACAACCTGACCTTCCCGACCGGCCCGGCCAGCGACGCGCGCCGCGTGATCGCCGCGTACCAGGCGACGTTCAAGCAGAACGCGGCGACGATCCCGCTCGTGTGGGCTCTCGGCGGCCACCTGAAGGCACTGCTCGGCTTCTGGCCGCACATCACGATCCAGGCGAACAAGGGCGCCGGTAAGTCGACGCTGATCAAGCGGCTCGAGCGCTCGCTCGCGTTCACGATGTTCTCCGGGCAGTCACTGCAGACCGAGTTCCGCCTGCTGACCAGCATCAGCCACACGAGCCACCCAGTCGGATGGGAAGAGCTGTCCGCGCGCCGGCAGGACGTGATCGACAAGGCGGTCGGCCTGCTGCAGGAGAACTACCAGTACACCGTGACACGTCGCGGCACCGACATGACCGAATATCTGTTGTGCGCGCCCGTGATGCTGGCCGGCGAAGACGTGCCCGTGCGCAGCCTGCTCGGCAAGCTCGTGCGCACGACGCTGACTGGCAAGCGCGGCCCGCTGATGCCGGACGATCTGCCGCGCTTCCCGGTTCGGCGGTGGCTGGAATTCCTCGCCGGTCTGGACAAGCGCGCCGTGGCCGACCACTACGCGACGCTGCGCGACAAGGCGCTGGCCAACTGCCGCGCGAGTGGCGAGGACGACGGCGCCAAGCGCATGGCCGGCAACTACGCGGCCGTCGCGCTCGCCTGGCGCTACCTGTGCGAGTTCGCCGGCATGGACCCGAGCGAAGGCGACTTCCCACGCGACCTGCTCGCCGAAATGAACGGCCACATCGCCGAGACGAGCGCCGACCGCGAGCCGTGGGTCTGGATCATGGAAACCGTGCTGTCAGAGATCGACGGCGGCAACTACAAGCACCCGTATACGTTCGACATGGTCGACGGCGAGTTCTGCCTGCTGCTGCGCACCGGGCATGTGATGGACCACATCGCCCACACGAGCGCGCTGCGCGACAAATGGAACGGCCTGCCGGTCAAATCCGATCGCGTGTTCAAGGCGCAGCTCAAGCACGCCGGCGTCGTGGTCGGCGAAAAGGAAGTCGAGCGGCGCATCTACACCCGGCGCGTGCCGTACCTCACCCCGATCTCGCTGGACCGCCTGGCCGGCTTCGGGCTGCACGTGTCCATCCGTGAAGACCTGGCGACCGATGCGCGGCAAGGGGTTGCAGCGTGACGCCCTCTCAGCCGATGCGGCCGCCGTGCGGCCGTATCCCTTCCCTCATCCTTTCCGGCCGCGTAGCGGCCCTGTATTCGGGTTTCCGGCGCGTCCGTCGATGCGTGCAGCAATCGGCGCACGACATCGCGCGGCCGCAGTCCTGCCCGCGTCCCCCCGTCCCCCCCGCGAGTCGAAACGGCCGGGCAACTACGCGGGCCATGAGGGAGAGGGGGCACGCGGCCCGGTTTTTCCACAGGGAACGGGCAGGCAGCGCATACGAATCGTGGTTTTCGGGGCTGTCCGCTCGTAAGTCTTTGATTCTTGAAGCGAGTACCGCCATGAATCGCATTCGAATCGCCACTAGTCGATGCGCTTTTGCCACTAGTTCGATTTTTGCGCCGTCCGCCGCCGTCCCTTTTTCTCTTCTCTCTAATTCATTGAAAAAGAAGAAAAAAGAATACGTAGAAGGGGCGGAAATTGACCGAAACGCCATGCCACGAGTCGCGCGCGTTTTGCCACGAGTCGCGGACGCTGCCTATTTTTTAGGCCATGAGTCGGAAGGGGGTGCCACGGGTTTTTCATGGCAAATGATGGCAAACAAAAACCTTAACAATCAGACGGTTACGTATGAAAAACAGGGTGTGCCACGAATCCACGAGTTGTTTTGCCCCTCCCCACGCCGCGTCGCGCTCGGGAGATAGCCCGATGAACACCGTGAACCTCGAACAAGCCGCTGCGCTGCTCGGTGCGCATCCTGAAACGGTGCGCCTCAAAGCGAAGGCTGGGGCGCTGCCTGGTCGGAAGGTCGGTAAGCGCTGGATGTTTTCGACAGTTGCCCTGCAGCGTTACCTCGCCGGAGAATGGATTCCGCGAGTTGTGCAGGGCGACCCGCAGGAGAAATTTGAATCATGTCGCTCTATAAACGCAGTAACAGTCCCAACTGGTATTACCGGCTCACCCCGCCTGGCGGCGGTCCGGTCGTACAAGGCAGCACTGGCACCAGTAACAAAGCCCAGGCGAAAGAGCTGCACGATCGGCTGAAAGTCGATCTGTGGAACCAGGCGCGGCTCGGCCACAAGCCGCGCTACACCTGGAACGACGCCGTCGTGCGCTACATCAGCGACCGCGAGGGACTGTCGAGCCTGGAAACGTCGAAAACGCATCTGCGCTGGCTTGACCAACACCTGTCCGGCGTCGCGCTGGCCGACATCGACCGCAACCGCATCGACGCGATCGCCCTCGCCAAACGGAGGGAACCGAAGGTGATCCGCACGAAGCACGGGATCGTGACCACCGGCGAGTGCGTCAGCGCCGGCACCGTGACGCGCGTAATCGGCGTGCTGAAGGCCGTACTGAACGCAGCCGTCGAGTGGGAATGGCTGGACCGCGTTCCGGTCACGAAGCGCACGAAGGTCGTGCAGAAGCGGATTCGCTGGCTCACGCCGGCCGAGGCCGAACGGTTGCTCGCCGAGCTGCCGGATCACCTGGCCGACATGGCGCGCTTCGCGCTCGAGACCGGCTTGCGCCGCTCGAACGTGACCGGGCTGCAGTGGTCCCAAGTCGACATCGTGCGGCGCGTCGCCTGGATTCATCCGGACCAGGCAAAGGCGAAGAAGGCGATCACCGTGCCGCTCTCGGATACTGCGATCGCCGTGCTGCTGCGCCAGCGCGCGAAGAAGCGCGCGCCCGAGTTCGTCGACAGCGTGTTCGTCTACCACGGCCGGCCCGTCTATCAGACCGTGACCGAAGCCTGGCGGAAGGCGTTGAAGCGCGCCGGCATCCGCGACTTCCGCTGGCACGACCTGCGCCACACCTGGGCGAGCTGGCATGTGCAGCGCGGCACGCCGCTGCAGGTGTTGAAGGAGCTGGGCGGATGGGAAACGCTGGAAATGGTGCAGCGCTACGCGCACCTGTCAGCGGACCACCTGACGCAGTGGGTGCAGTCGCACACGCAGGCCGCCGAGCTGCACGTCGCGTCCGGCTGA